CAGACGCTATGTTGGCCAGATTCCAACAGGCAGGTGGCAAGGTAGACTGGACTGATTACACCGATCAGATTGTCACAGGTATCTTCACACATCCTAATGGCGGTACGCTTAAGCTGTCCTGGAGCATTGAACAGGCTACCAAAGCAGGACTAAATAAGCCTGGTTCTGGTTGGTCTAAGTATCCTAGAGCTATGCTTAGAGCTAGGGTAGTCTCTGAGGGCATCAGATCGGTTTACCCAGGTTGTGTGATCGGTACTTACACTCCAGAGGAAGTTGCTGACTTTGATGACAAGCCAGTCAAGATGAAAGACATTACCCCTCAACCCGTAGAGCTACCACACAATGTCATCTCTCAACCAGAGGAAGGTGATATATCAGAGGTAGGGGAAGTCTTACAGGCTACTTGGGGTGACTTGGTACTACCTGATGGCACAGTCTATTCATCACATCCTAACGCTGAAGAATGGGTAAGTGCTTACAACGACATGGTAGGCAAGATTGGTGCATCAACCAAGCTATCTGATCAGGAAAAGGCTGAGAAATGCCGTAACCTTAAAACGGCTAATAAGGGGGCTTTAAGCCGACTTAGTGCAATTCAGATGGCTATTATTGCCCAAGCTAAAGGAAACGCTCTAGGCGCACTTCCTGAGCCTTCTGAGGCTATTCCTTTGGTCATGCCATCCCCAAAGTCGAAAGGCCCGATCATGACAGTGGACGAGTTCGCGGAGTACGACAGGTTGCAGCGGGAATAACTCAGAACGAACAGATATTGTCTTTGTTAAAGAGAGGGCCATTGACTCAGTTGGAAGCGTTAGACAAGGTAGGTACGACACGCTTGGCAGCACGAATCAATGACTTAAGAGAGATGGGGCATATCATCCATACGGAACCAGTAACCAAGGGTGGTAAGACCTTTGCTAAGTATCACTTAATACAGGAGAAACAACATGGCTGAATACAAACAGTCCGAGGGTTGGGGTAATTTGTTTTTACATAAGAAAGAAAGTGAGTCACAGCCTGACTTTAGAGGACAAGTACTGCACAAGGGTGAAATGCTTAAGGTGGCGGTATGGAAGAAGCAAACCGTCAAAGGAGACACCTATCTTGCGTTTAAGATTGAAGATGACTCCTGGAAGGATAAGAACCAACAGACTTATCCTAAAGAAGTCACACCTAAGCCTTACGAAAGTGACGTACCGTTCTAATGGGCAAGGCACAGCGCACCAAGGGGGCAACGTATGAAAGGGATATTGTTCACGATCTGGCTGACTATCTCGGTGTGGACTGTGCTCGAAACCTCGATCAGACACGGGAAGGCGGCGCAGATATTATTTTGGGTAGGTATGTTATCGAGTGTAAGCGGCGTGCTGGTATTGCTGTATATGAGTGGGTAGACCAAGCTCAAGCTGCTTGCAAAGAAGGACAGACACCCATAGTGGTGTGCCGTGCTGACCGGAGAGAAAGCCTGGCTATTATGAAATGGTCAGACTTTCTCACCCTACTAGGGAATGAAATCAAATGAACAAACGAATTCGAGAACTTATAGTTAAGTCCAACGGGTATTGGGAACACGGTGACCACAATATGCCATCGACTGTATGTTTTCAAGAGGAAGATTTGAAAAAGTTTGCCAAGTTATTGATTGAAGAATGTGCCGAACTTGCCAAGCATCATGTGATGAATATATCAACTTATCGTGATGCTGAATTTGTTGTTCGACAGATTAAACAACATTTTGATGCGGAAGAATATAACCCAAATCTGAAGGAGAAGAACACATGACACAAGATGAAATCATTGAGATGGCTAAACAGGCTGGTGCTTATCGCAGAGACATAGGCGGTTCTATTGAGTTTTTGGAAGTCTTTATGTTGGAACGCTTTGCCAAATTGGTAGCAGAGCATGAGCGTGAGGAATGTGCAAGGGTTCGTGAACAAATGTGGCATGAATGGTTGGACTCGCCCTTTTAGAATGAGCCAAACAAACCTGATGCAGAAGATTGCTACAGAGCCATCCGAGCAAGAGGACAAGCAGAGGAGAAGAACACATGAAGTGCATTGTTAGAAATTGTTTGAACCATGATTTTCAAGGCGAGTTTTGTGGCGACACTTTGAGGCAAAACGATGAAAGCAGATGATGTACAAATTGGTGGAGATCACTATAAACAAATGGCGATCCAGCCGTGGGAAGTAATGGAATATGTTTTATCAAAAGCCGAATTCATCGGCTTCTTGAAAGGCAACATTATTAAATACGCGATGCGCGCTGGACACAAAGGCGATGCCAAGATTGATCTTGAGAAAGCCAAGCACTATCGCCAGAAACTTGCTGAGGTAATGGGAAAATGACATTTGATGAATGGTTTTCACAACAAAAGTTTGATGGTGATCCATTATTTTTACTTGAAGAATGTTGGAAGGCGGCTCAAGCAAACCGTGAATGGATAGGTTTGACGAAAAAGGAAATGATAACAATATGGGAGGCCAACGTCATTTATCACGATGGCTTAATTGAAGATGTTGAAGCTAAGCTGAAGGATAAGAACAACCCCTAGAACCTGTACTAGAGTTGTATGAGTGCTCCCATGCAACCGATTAGGACGTTACGGGGCAGACGTTACAGGCAGCCCCACCAACACTAACCATAAGGAAATATTATGTCTGAAGGAAAAGTACAACCACACATCTTTGTTGCAACCCCTATGTATGGCGGTATGTGTACTGGCTTCTACACCCAGTCCATCATGTTGTTACAAAAGCAATGTCATGAAAAAGGCATCAATATCACCTTCTCTTTCATGTTTAATGAGTCTCTGATCACCCGTGCTCGTAACGGTATGGCTCATGGTTTCCTTGGTACTGAAGCTACTCACCTACTGTTTATCGACTCAGACATCCGTTTCCATCCTGATCACTTCTTTAAGATGCTAGAGGCTGACAAGGACATTATCTGCGGTATCTATCCCAAGAAAGAGATCAACTGGGATACCGTCAAGATGGCTATGGACAATGGCGTACCTAACGATCAATTGAAGTGGCATACCGGCTCTTTTGTGGTCAACCTGTATAACTACTCAGGTTCAGTCACCGTGCCTGTAAACGAGCCTATTGAGATATACAACGGTGGTACAGGCTTTATGCTAATCAAGCGTGAAGTATTTGAGCAGCTTAAGGACAAGGTAGGCTACTACACAAACAACGTCACAGACCTGGCTAACAGCCTACAAGCTGAACGTATCTATGAATACTTCACCACAGCCATTGATGACGAAACAGGCGTGCTACTCTCTGAGGATTACTACTTCTGCAAACTGGCTAGAAAGAATGGCATCTCAGTTTGGGCAGCACCTTGGGTATCACTGGCTCACGTAGGCACATACTGCTTTGAAGGGCAGTTGTTACCCGCACCATGATGAACGCCCTAGACTTGGGCTGCGGCCCTAACCCACGCAATCCCTTTGCTGCTGACTTTGTATACGGTGTTGACCTGCAAGACTATGGCAACCCCTTAATTAAGGTCGCAGACCTTGCTATTCAGCCTATACCGTTTGATGACTGTAGTTTTGAATACTGCACAGCCTATGACTTCCTAGAACACATTCCTAGGCAGTTATACATCACTGACCCAAAGAAAGGCGGTGTAGTGCGTCTATACCCGTTTGTGCAAGTCATGAATGAGGTTTGGCGGGTTCTGAAGCTAGGCGGTACGTTTATGTCTAGCACCCCTGCTTTCCCTCATGCAGCAGCCTTCCAAGACCCTACACACGTCAATTACGTCACACCTGATACGTTTGGGGAATACTTTGATGACCAGAAGACCTGGGGAAAGAATTATGGTTTTAAGGGGAAGTTCTCAATCAAGGCGATGGATTACTTTGGGCCACACCTAGTTGTGACTATGACCAAAGTATCTGAGAATGTGGATTAACGCTTTGCGGTGCGTTTCGATTTGCGGAACGCTGCCGCAGTCGGCGCACCTTTACTTCCAGGCTTCCTCATGCGTTCGCCAGACCCTTTCTTTATACGCTGTCTCTTGCGGTGGATATTTGCATATAGTCCGTTTTTCATCTACACCCCCATCGTCTACGCGCGGCCTTCCCCCGTTCTCCTTTCCAGTGTTTCGAGCGAGCACAAAATGATTTATGCCTTGGCCCTGATTTTTGTGGTGCTTTTAGGTTTGAGCCTGTTGCTTTGTTATATTTGCGTCTACCTTTTGCGGTTAGCCCTCCCCCCGCTTTTACGGAGAGCTTCTCGCCACGCCCGACTGAAAGGTTTGTATCACTCATATTTACGTGTTCCTGACCGATCTATGATCAAGGCTTGGCCGCGAGGCAACTCACCTAAACGTGACGGCACTGACACATGAGTCCATCTGTCGAACTCTCTGATGATCTGATCAAAGGGCAGGTCACTCCCAATCACAGCTTTGCAGACCTCATCAGGAGTCATGCCAGGCACGCGTATGTCAGCAGCGCAGCCCAAGATGTGTTGACTAGTACCTTTAGAACCTACTGCTTCGTTTACTGCTGGGGAACGATAAGCGGAATTTACCATGATCGGTTTGCCGCCAAGGAGTACCTTTACTCTCTCAAGAAACTCGGCAAGCCTAGTCAGGTTAGCAATGACCTCATCATTGGGAGTGTTGTCGAGTTCCCTGTGATCAGTGACGGTGAGTTCTGCCAGGGTGAAGTGAGGGCTTAATTGGGTCATTGTGTTGGTGTGCTTTGATGTAGTAACTGATCTTTAGCCTGGCTACCTGCACTGCTACCAAAGTAGAAAGAGATAATCCCTACCCATGCACTGCCTAGGCTTCCCAACATAATATCTATCTCAGGGTTTTGTTTAGTCAAGCCCACCATCAAGCCTACCAATATTCCGAAGAATCCAGCAGTGACAGCCAAAGCGAGAAAGGGCGGAACCCAGGACTTTACCGTCTTCTGCATATCACGGGCTGATGCAGCATCCTCGTATTGCAGCTTGGCAAAGTCTAGGTTCATCTCCTGTGCTTTTGCTTTGATGGCCAGTTCAGCCTGTTGAATAGCAGCAACCTGATCTGCGGTTAATTTACCTGACTCAACAGTCTTTTGTATGTCATCGCCTGACATACCAAGTGCAGACTCTAATGCACCAACAGCCATGCCAGCCACAGGACTACCAAGGGCTGACGCGATAGTGGGTGCTAACTTCTCTACTGTATCAAGCCAATCAGCCATTAGTCTTTTCCTTTATCAATGTGATGATTCCACAGATCAAATAGACTTTTAACCTTATCCTCAACGGTAGACAATCTGCCATCCATCTTAGCTAAGACAATGACAAGCGTGACAAAGCCAACCGCTATAGGCCATATCTTTGATATGAGGTCAACAACGTCCATTATTCACTTTTTCGCCCCGCTAGTAGCGAAACTACCACTGCAATCAGTTGCAGCGTCCATTGAGTTGTGTCACCCGTCTGCTCACACGGTATAGCATCAAAGTTACAAACTGCACCAACCGTTCCTGAAATGGCTACTACATACACCAGTAGCCATACCAGAATAGTTTCGTGATCCATTAGACCACTGAGTTGAACCAAGACTTTAAGCGGGTAAACACGTCATCTGCCATTTGCTCTACTTCAGCAGGAATATTTGCAATCTGTTGCTCTAGCGCAGCAGCCTTAGCTTTGGCTGCATCCCAATCTGCTTGTAACTGGGCAACGGTTGAATGGTATTTAGCTTCAGCTTCAGCCAGAGCTTGTTGTGCGGCTGTTAATTCTGCGGTTAAGTTATCTTTAATGCTCATGTTTAATATCCTTGTGCTGTAGGTTGATTAAGAATGGTATAGCCTTCAATAACTACCCCAACTGCTGAAGTACCCGTGCTGCTGTTTACTTGAAACTGAATATCTGTACCAGCCGCATACGCAAATGGAATACTGCGTAACGCTATAAAGTTACCAACAAAAGGTTGCTGCAATACAACTAACTGAGTGCCAGTAGCACTGTTAGCAGATACACGGTATATATTAAACACTGAACCCGCATAAGATAATGAAGTAGATACTTCAGCACGAGTCAGATAAAAAGTGCTGTTAGCCGGTACGGTATACCAAGAATTCTGGCTCTTACCGATACCAGGGTTCATCTGTATGACTACATTCGTACCCTGTTTAGCTGTTACTGTACCTGTAGCATTACCGGCTGTTGTGATTATGCTATTCACACGGTAATAGGTATTGGTAGTCACTACGTTACTTGTACCGTTTAGGGTAATAGTTTCACTGATCGTGTTATAAGAACTATCCAAACCAGTGATCGTCACATTAGCCGTGTCAGATGTGGTACTAGCTACATTGAGAGTAGACGCTGTAGTAATGTACACATAAGCACTATTCTGTTCCCATATAGGAATAGGTGACGTACCTACGTTAGCGTTGTAGCCAAAGATGGTTACGCTAGAGTGATAAGGTATTTGACCTCTGCCAACTTGCAACTCGAACGGTTCATGCCGTCCGTGCAAGGTCATCGAGAAAGTAGACTGAGTAGCCATTAGTACACCTTCTTGCCGCCACCGCTAGTGGGAGACATTTTGCTTTGATAAGGCTTCCCATCCATAGGAATGACAGACATAAAGCCACCTCTCGGTAGTTCACCTGGTTGCCAGGCTTCCATTCCTGCACTGCCATCTCTTGGCAGTTGGGGGCGTACAGACTTAGCTATCTGTTGATTCGTTTCGTGTGGACGCTGATGTTTTCTCGACTGCATTTGGCATACTCCTATTCATTAGTAAGTAACTGAAAATAGAGAAGAAAGCCATTGTACCCATTCGCTCCCATCTCGGATCGTACATTGTCCAACAAGCCAACGTAAACACTAGGCCTAACGCTAGAATTGCCAACAACCTTTCCGTCACGACTGACAAAGCCAGTCTGACTATTGCTATCCCGTCCATCCTATCCCCTTACTCGTCATCAGTGGCGAAACCGCTTCCCCACTCGTCATCTGACACTTTAAGTCTTATTGACTCTAGTTTCAACGCTCTATCAATGACTTTCATCTTTTCGGTGATCGAGGCTGTTTCGTCCTGCATCACCATTTTCAATGATTCGTTGATCGCCGCTTCCAAGTCCGGGTTGATGCCCTTGTCTTTCTTTGCCATGCTCTATCCCCAATAACGGTACTTTCTGCGGTGTACCTTGCCGCACTTCATCCCAGTAATACGGGCCTGTCGCTTTCAT